CACGTTGGCCTTCGTTAAGTGCAATACTTACAAATTCGCCTTCGCTACTAATGTAACCTGCTGCTGTTGCGTTAGTTACGCCACCACGTCTTGTTCCTGCTGGAGCAAACCATGGAAAGCTAACTTGGTCACTTAATGCAATAGTACGTAGCGCCATGTGACTTGGTGGAACAACTACGTTGTTACCTGCGTTATCACTTGTAAAGCCACTTGGGTAGTAAACACCCATGTACTCGTCTCTGCTAACTAAACCGTCATCGTTATCTTCAACAGCTAGTTTAACGTTAGTGCCCCATTCATTTAATGAAGTTGCATCTGGTGTTAATCTCATTGGGCTGTCGCCTACAATAAATGCACTTAGTCCACGATCGTAGTTTAAGCTAACCATTTCGCCAATTAGTTCTGGATATGCTGGTGTTGCCATAACGTTAAACAATCTAGACTCATCATCTCTAATGTCATCGTTACTATTAACCATTGCTTGTAACGCTTGTACAACAACTTTACGCTGTGCCTTACGTCCAAAGCTACCTGAGCCATCTGCTTGGTTGCCTGACTCAGTTACCCATCTGTGTGGATAGTAACTAGCCATTGATTCGTCATTATTGAATCTGCCGTTAGTACCGTTAATGTCTACATAGTTACGCTCAAAACGCTTAACGTTAAATCCGCTTCTACGTAAATTCCATAGCAACATACCTTTTGGGTATAGTGCTGGGTCTGGAGCATCTGGGTCTAAGTAGTTATTTGTTAGTAAATCAACAATAGTACCTTCTTCAGCTGCATTTGCGCCTGCTGTATTATAACGTGCATCTGCAAACAATATACCGCTTTCAGTAGTTTGGTCTGCTGTGTCTAGTAATGTGAATTTTAAGTTAACACCGTCATATCTATATACTAATGGATAGTTTTCTAAATCTGCTGTGCTAATCCAAAGATCACCGTCTACTAACGCTGAAGCATCTGACTGTGTTGTAGGTTCTGTTGCTGAAACAATTGGGCCAGCTGGGTTAGTATTTGCATAATCTGAACTAAAGTTCTGATAGCCTACCCAAGTAGTACCATTGTGTATCATCATATCAACTTCATCAACAACACTGTTGTACCAAAGTGCGCCTTGTGCAGCCAATGCACCTGGAGCATCATCACTTGCTGTGAATATTGCTTTCTTCCAGTTACTTGCTGTTAATACGCTTCCTCTTGTGTATAAGTTAGCTGTTGTTGCAGGGTTACCTATTACAAATGATACAAAGCCAGCTGCTGCAAAGCCACTGTTTGTGTCTACAATAGTAAAGTCGCCGCCTTGTGTATGCTTAACAATTAATTTGTTATCTGCACTTACTTCTGCTTGAATGTTTTCTAATGCTGAGTTGTTAATAGCACCTGCCATTAAGTCTGCATCGCCTACAGCGCCTGTTGCTGTAAAGCTAATTGTTACAGCACTTTGTAAAGCTGTTTTGCCTGCGTCTGATTCAGCAATATTAAATGCATATGACTGAGCACTAAATGTAGCTGCTGTTATAACACTACCAGTAATAGTAGTTGCACCTGCGTTAGCACGACTGTAAATTGTAAATGCGCCTTGTGGTAGTGTAGCTGATTCTGCGTTTGATGCTACATAAGTAGTTCCTACTGGAAGATTAACTCCACCGCCACTTCTGTCTAATCCGTATAACGCTAATTCTGCTGTACCGTAAATTGGTGCTGTTACGTTATCAAATAATGCTGTGTTAGCATTGTAACGCTTGTACTTCCAATTTGCACCCTGGTTTGGTTCAGTAGTTTTTAACCAAACACTTCCTGTTGGGCGTGGTGTTGAATCGCCTGACTTAAATTCAGGTACACTTGTGTGAGCACTAAGTTGTGTTTTGGGTGCATCATAAGTTGCTGCTACTAAGCCTAATTTAGCAAGTAAACCATCTGTATCAGCAATAGTAATTCTTTCGTCTTCTGACGCATCATTAAATACATGGAACTTACCATCAATTGCTGCAAAGCTAATGCCTGCTGATTGGAAACTTGCATCTGCGTTTGCTGTTGCTACTGTAGTTGCTAAGTTTGTATCTTCTGTTACTGTGATAGCGGAACCAGCGCCTACAGTAATAGTCAAGTTTGTTGCACCGCTCAATGTCGGATTAGAAACTGTACCAGCTGTAACCGCATGTGAATTAATCCATGCCGCTGTTCCAACTTTTACCCAACTACCAGTATAGTTTCTGTAATATACTCTAAGTACATCTGTTGTAGCTTTAACAGCGTAATCGCCTATGTTACCAACTGACTCTTTAGGATCACCATTACCATCTAATTTTGTTGTATCTGTAATAACAATTGGAGTTCTTACGCTAAATGACTGACCGCCGGTGACGTTCTTTGGTGAGCTGTTCCACTCAAAAATACCATATGAACTATCATTAGTATCAAACCAGTTAGTTCCGTCTGCTGGACTATCTTTTGGTTCAACCGCTGTCGGTGATAACACACCTAAGTCAATGTCTGCACGAGTTACGTAAACTCTATTGCTAACACCTAGTAACGAGTAAGCAGCTTGTAAACCATATTCGTTTAGCTCTCCGCCGTGTACTGGGTTGTTATTTGAATCTGTATAAAATACTGGGTCGCCGAATGTTTCAGCTAATTCTCTTTGTGATGTAAGCAAGTACGGTTTACCTGCGTTAGCTTTCAGCGTACCTGCCGCTGTGCCTGTGCCACTTCCGTTAGTTTTATTTTCTGCGGAAGCAACAAAAATCATTGGTACGGTGCCTGGTTCAGCTGGGGTATAAAAACTTTCGTCTATTACCTTAACTTCAACACCTGGTGATGATAATGCCATTTTTTTTCTCCTGTTGAGTAGTTGTTATTATTATTTAGCATAAAATAGGAAATCACCTGTAGAAAACAGCCGATTAAAGGGACCGAAAAGGGCAACTAAATACTAGTATGAGACCATTATGCAAAAATTGTAACAAAAAGCCATGTGCTATAAACTATTATAAAGAAGATAAGCCGTATTACAGGAGCATGTGCGAAAGTTGTGTTAGATACGGAGGACCGGGTCGTGGCATGCCGAGATGGGCACAGTACGGATATGTTAAAAAGTGCGAATGTGAGAAGTGCGGATTTAAATCAAAACATCACGAGCAATTTGATGTATATCATATAGACGGCCGCTTAGATAACTGTCGGCCAAGTAATTTAAAAACTATATGTGCTAACTGTCAACGAACGCTTCAGAAAGAAGGTAGCCGCTGGAAGCAGGGAGATCTAATCCCCGATTTTTAAAAATCGTTCTAATTAAAATATCAACGTTACGTTTTAATCTTTGTAAGTCACCATTATTATCAATAGTGTAATCACACATCCATTGTTCAATGCTCATTGAGCTAGGATCTTCTGTAGGCAAGTGATCTATACGATCTACCCAAATAGCATGATCAAATATTTGTTCATTTTGCATTGCAAAGAACTCACGCTTGTTGCGTAGTCCGCAATAGATATCATGTTCGGCAAATAAGTTTCTTCCTAGTTTTGCTAAGTCGTCACTACAGTAATCATGTATCATATTATACCATTCAGTACGACGATTGTGTCTATCTGCATAGCACTCTTCTTCATCAGCATAACCGTATTGCTCTTTTAGATCATTGAAGATAAAAAGCTCTGAACAAAACTTACTTGATGATTGAAATGTGTAACCGTATGACTCTAGTAATTCACATACAGTGTCTTTACCATGGCGACCATGACCGACAATTAATAACTTTGGCAACAAAACTTATACTCCTATATTATCTATATAGTATATAATAATTATTGTTACTTGTCAAGTGTTTTTTGATATGCTTCTTCAAACCCAACTTCATGGATATAATTCTCATTATTTCCCCAAAGTCTCTTAAAGTATGAATTGTATATTTGTTCGACTGAGCTGTCACTTTCAACAGGATCAATAAGTTGACCTTTGATCATCCAGTTAAATCGGTTAGCTTCTTTACGCACTTCGGGTGAACACATCGGCTTCTCCTTGTTACATATGTATTTACAAGGATTTAAGATGTTGGCGCTAACGTTGGGGTATTTTAGCCTATTAAGAATCCGTAGCCGACGCCGCCTGCTACCTGTAGTGTTAAGTCTTGCTCTAACTTATCCATTTCTTGTTGTGCTTCTGCTTTGAGTGCATCACCGTTCAAACTTGTTCCGCCTTGCGGTCCTGCAACAGTAGCAAATTTAGATCTTGCTTCACCTAGCATGTACTTACATGCAGCTAATGTGTAGTCTTTGATCCACTGTTTTGCAAGGTAGTCGTCAAACAGCTGAGAGTCTGGTCTATAGTTGTATGCATAAATTAACACTTCTTCTGCGCCTCTTGGACGTTGTAATATTGTTAATTTCTTAGTTGGAGAGTTCCATTTAAATTCAATAAAGCTACCAAACATTCTGCCTACAAGTTCTTGATACCCTGCAAACATGTCATATGTAGCAAGTCCGCCCATTTGTGTTGAACCACTTAGTAAGTATGTATTTGTAAATGCTAGGTTAAATGGTTCAAAGTTTGATGCTCCGCCGCCGTTGCCGCTACGTGATCCAATTGACCGCCTATATAATTTACGCACTTCAATAACTTCATTTGGTAGTATGTATTCGTTTTGATCTTCAACTAAACTTAAAAACAAGTACGACTCTTCTACAGCATGATCTGTTCTTTGTCTATACTTTGTTAGAGCTTTTGTTAACGCAGATTCATAATGTATTGGATCAAGTTCAACATCAACCATGCCTCCGCCTAAAAATGCGTTAACGTAGTCAAATATATCTTGTCTTTGTGTGCTTATACTTGTTGTCATATGTTTTGTTCTCCAATAGTATTTATCGTTAAGATAGATATACATAACGATAAATATAACTATGCCAAGACTTAGTTTATATAAACCCGAAAGAGGCAACGATTACAAATTCATGGATAACCGTATCTATGAAATGTTTACTATTGGCGGTACTGATGTGAATATTCACAAATATGTAGGTACTGACGATGGTGACGTTGTTAAAGATAATACTCAGATTCAAGATATTCTGTTTTTAGAAAATAGAGACAGAAAATATGATTCAGACATCTATACAATTAGAGGCATATACAATGTACAAGACATCGATTTTGACCTAAGTCAATTTGGTTTGTTTTTAACTAATGACACATTGTTTATGACCATACACATTACTACAAGTGTTAAAGCACTTGGTAGAAAAATAATGAGCGGAGATGTTATAGAACTACCGCATTTAAAGGACGAGCATGCAGAAAATGATTTTGCTACTAGTTTAAAAAGATACTATGTAGTAGAAGATGTAAACAGAGCTGCAGAAGGATTTAGTCCAACGTGGTTTCCGCATTTATATAGAGTTAAATTAAAGCAAATTGTTGATAGCCAAGAGTTTGCAGATATATTAGAAACTCCAGAAGATGAAGATATCTTTATGGGGGATTACGCCATAGCATCTACATACGAAATTGGTCAAGTTGTAAAGTATAAGGGCAAGCTATATGAAGCAACGTCACAGACGCAAGGTAACACACCTACAGACGTTTTAAATTGGGCAGCGTATAGTGACAACACCCTAAGAGATTTACTAAGCACATACGAAAATGAAAAAGCTATAAACGATGCTGTACTTACAGAAGCCGAAGCAGATGCTCCTAAGTCAGGATACGACATAGGGCATTATTATACACTTGACACTGATGACTCAGGTAAGGCAGTAGTAAGCACCGTTGCTGATCCAACTGCAAGTTCACCAGGAAGAACAGGATATGCAGGATACTTAATTGAAGCCGGGCAACCACCTAACGGAGCAGCTTTTGGAAGTGGTACTAGTTTTCCTGCTATTAACGAAGCAGGAGATTACTTTTTACGTACAGACTTTTTACCAAATAGACTGTTTCAATATGATGGATCTAGATGGATTAAAATGCAAGACAATGTTAGAATGACAATGACTAATACTAACGATAGAAAAACACAGATTGGCACATTTATTAATAATACAAATACTGATGTTATTGGTGACGAGACTGTTTCAGAAAGACAAGCTCTAAGTAAAGCACTTAGACCTAAAGCGGATGATGTATAATGCAATTTTTTTATGATGCACAAATTAGAAGGTATATTACTCAACTTATAAGGATGTTAAGTAATTTCCAAGTGCAAGACGGGCACGGAAATGAAAAACAAGTTCCTGTTATGTACGGGGATTTAACACGACAAGTTGCTAATATATTAAGAGACAATTCCGAAAACAAAATACCAACAGCGCCGCGTATGGCTGTATATGTAACTGGCTTAGAAATGGATAGAGACAGAACAGCTGATTCTAGTTTAATAAGCAAAAGACATGTACGTGAACGCACATACGATAGTAATACTGGAGAGTATCTTAACACACAAGGTAAAAACTACACTGTAGAACGTCATATGCCGGCACCATATACACTTAAATTAACCGCTGATATATGGGCTAGTAATGCTGAACAGAAATTACAAATATTAGAACAAATATTAATACTATTTAATCCTAGTTTTGAAATACAAACTACAGATAATTATTTAGACTGGACTAGTTTAACTGTTGTAAATATGGAAGGCATTACATTTAGTTCTAGATCAATTCCAGTCGGAGTAGACAGTGAAATAGATGTTGCAAGTTTACAATTTAGTACACCTATATACTTAACACCCCCTGCTAAAGTTAAACGCTTAGGAGTAACAACAAGTATTATATCTAACATATTTAACGAACAAAATGGTGATATCAACTTAGGTGCTACTATAGCAGGACAAATAGATGGTACAGAACCTACATTTGTAACTAGGGTCAATACTAAACCTATAACTGGCAATGGTGAAGATGACGGAAGTACTCGAACTGTCGATGATGGCGAATTTCCAAATACAGGCACAGGTCAAATGGACTTTGATACTAAGAGACTGTTTGATAAAACAAGTGTTAGTAGTACATTCCAAAATTATGGACTTAGTGTGCAAGACGATGTTGCACAACTAGTGTGGAAAAATAAGGTTGGCGAAGTTAGTTGGAAAGAGCTTACAGAAGCATACCCAGGTACATACCAAGCCGATGTT